AACCAGGCCCGTGGGGGCAAGACTCACAATCCGTAATCGAGGGCTAAGATCTTCGCAGAAGCGTTGCAACGTATGCAATCGCCGAAAGATGCAGAAGAGCATAGATCGATCAACTCCGCCCACTCGTGCAGGGTGAGCTTGTACCTCTCAATAAAGTGAGAGGAGGGGATGTGGATGTCACGGAAGAAATCTCCGATTCGCTGAAGCTCTGTGATGAGCCAGGAATCGTGAGCGATCGTTTCGTTCGTCTGGTGATGAGTCAGACTAGCGATAAAATCGTTCTGTGGGAGATTCTTGAAGCAAGCCATGAGGCCGGCTTGGAAACGAGTGGCGCGAGCAAGAATTCCTTCTTTAGCCCGTCCAGGTAAATCTCGTTTGCAAGCGCCAGAGGCTCGCATAATGACACCGATGTTGAGGACAGCGATAGGGCGCCGTCCATCCATCCATGGGGAGTGTTTGAGAAATTGTAAGTCGCCGGGGACATCGCACCGTTTCAGTGTTACAATGTACCCGGCATCTTCGCACGCCCGAATAATCTCTTCTTCGGATCGGGCGGCGGCGTCAACAATTGCCATAAAAAGCAAAATGTTCGCCATGTTGTTGGCGAGTGTGGTCAGAGTGGACCCAGAGTACAAAACTGGTGTTTTCGTTTTGAACTTGACAAACTGGTAGGGTTTGTTCCGAGTCTTGATCTTCAATGGAGTTTTACATTGTTTGATCAGGCGCCTGATAATCTCGCGGTTTTTGCCACGTGATATCATAAGGAGCGTACTGAAAAGGGAGGAAGTGTGTGAGGCGTCACACGACGATATGTCCATGTTGTAATAAACACGTTTACCATTCTCCATCAACCCAATGCAAGAGTCATCTGAGAAGAAAATGAAGTCATAACCAGCTCCGTTGATGATGTGATCAAAAGCACCGTTCAGAATATCGATCTTAGGGGAACCGATAAAATAGGCTTTGTGGCCAAGGTACTCGAAAGGGAAATCAGCCATCGCATGTTTAAGACTAGCGGTGACTAATGCGCCGAGAAGGGATGCACCAGTAGTCAAGTCGTTGACCAAGCGCGGCTTCTTCTTCGGTTTAGCGTACTCCTCTCGTTTCACATTACCTTTGGTGTGGAGCATCCATGTGGCTGAGGCAATCTTGTTGCTCTCGATAAGTTTATTCCAAGCGCGTTTGCGCAGAGCCCGCTTTTGGTGCGGCTCCATTATCAAGTCATGCGTGGCTTGATAAAAATCGGAATAATTATCACAATGCAACTGAAGATTGTGCCCGTAGTCACAAAGGATTTTCTTATGCTTGTCGACGAAGGCATGTTGGTTTTTCTCCAGCTGGGAGTGAATGGTGCCGAGGGGAGTGGTATCCCTGGCGCCAGTTAACCTAGTTAAAGCAAGGGAGAGATTGTGGTTCGTCGCACCGTAAATCTCTCCGGAATGGTGGAAAAATGGTCCAAAACAAGTACGATAGAACGTGTCTGCGGGTCGCAGAGGTGTATTTATGTACTCGGGAGTGAATGTGACGAAATTGTTTGCCACGCGCACCCCAGCTGAGCTATCCATCAGCGTAAACCGACCGTTATCCTTCTTTGGTTTTTCTGCTTCGCTATCTTTGGTCGTAAATCTAAAAGGGCCAACAGGTGACAGACCATATGTCACCGGGCCGTGCCCTTATTTAACGTCAAAGACGAGCCCTTTAGTAGCGCCGACGTCCCGGAAGCGATTGAGTGCCATCTTTTGAAGATTCATAAAATGGATGACAGTCGCTATGCGGACTTCGTCATCGGTGCATTCACGTATTGCGTAGTTAAGAGTACCGAACTGCACTTCGGTATTCTGACAACTAGTGAACTCACTCAATTTGATCAGCATATTCTTGTCAACAATGGACTGACGATAAAGTTTGAAGCCGCACTCCCACAAAACGTCATGGCGAACAGAATCTCCGTAAAGATTAGGGCGCATGAAGAGGGGATACCAATCGCGCAACCAGGGGTCGTGCCTATCAGCGTGTTCGGTAAAGACGCAGAGACCGTGTCTGGCAACGTCATCGAACTCGAGTGCATTTCGCTGGCGATTGTACTCAATGAAGTTCGTGAAGAAAACCATGAAACGATGATTCAACTGGACCAACAAGACATCGGCGGGGAGCAACTGCAATCGATAGACCGCGAAAAGGGGGTTGGTAAAGGTATCGAGAAGCCAAAGAGCAAATATGTAGATACCTGCAACGTGGTGCATAATTAACCAACCACAATAAAACATGACGTAATACATGTTATATGCGTTGTCCATCTTGATGGATTGCTTACCCTCGCTATAAATGATGACTGATTCCGGTTCAAGAACGAACTCGGTGGTGAGGGGGTACTCAACAGGAGTGGTGAAAGGGACACCCGCTGCATTGAGGAAATTGGAGAGGACGTCCTCGTCAGAGTGTGCGACGAATCGCGACAATCTCTTCTTCAACTCAATTAGCGATTCCTCAGTTTCTCGCTCACCATCATCGGGTGGTTGAGGGCCACCTTTTCGTCCTTTGCCGCCGCGTCTCTTATCCGCAAAGTTCTTCTTGTAACGTTTCTGAGCTGCTTGTTTCTCATTGCGCATAGCGTGATCATCAGTCCCTGTGTAACTCCCGTTGGCGCCGTTAAGCGCCATTTCAAAAAGGAAGTCATATACCACGCTGAGTTCGCGACGGCAACGTATGAAGAAAGCGGCTGTAGCGGTTAGCGATAAGAAGGTGATCATGAGAAAAAGGATTGCAACCGCTGCAAAAATGGAAATAGCGACAGTGAAGATGAAATCAGCGGTGATGTTCAAGTTCAAACGAAACATAAACAGGTCAATCCACCAGCGGTAACAATGCAAATGGTAAAAGTAGTAACCCAAATAGACGATAGCGCAACATGTCTGCAATGCATCGGGCATGATATCCACGATGCCATCCAAGAAGTAAAGGAAGGACACACACATTGCAACTGTGTGCACACCAACGTGCACACAGAGCCATGGAATTAGGGAAAACTCTGATCTCGACCAGATGAAGAGTAGGAGATACCAACACATGAAGGCTGATGAACCGATTTTAGACGCGAGCAGTCTCAATCTGTGCAACCATTCTGGGTGGATGAATCTCATTATCTTTTGGAGTAGATAAGAGATAATAGCCCATTTGAGCAACCAGAGGAGCATCGAAGCGTGTAGATCCGGAGCATGAGTGGTGCTAGCTCCAACGGCACGGAAAGCGATGACGTTGATGGCCGCTCTCGCCGCTCGAGCGCTTAAAACTCTGGGGTTTGCGGTGAAAGTTTGAGGTGCGGCCACTGCCGGTGGCGGTCGCGTGCATCGTACGATGCACCCCATCAAACAAAAAACCACTAGAAACGAAGAGATGCCGGAGATAACAGCAGAAATAGCAAATCCAACGAAGAAGACTCTCCATGAAACCTCGGGCACAAAAGGTGGGATGACAAGGGATGGTGGAGGTCCGATAAGAAGTTGTGGCTCTGTATAATACCAAGAACTAGGCGTGGTTTGCTCAATTTCAAGTCCCGAGCTGGACGTAGCCCCCACTATAAGAGTGGGGGCGATAACTAAAAGTAATATTAACAAAGAAAAGAGCTGAAAGAGCTTAAAAGAGGTTTTGCGAGCACGATCCGGCGCTAGAACTCGGCAAATGCCCGAAGGCAGACATCTTAGACAAAAAGCGCTGTCAGTCCGGCTTCCAAAAGCGGGACTGCAATAGGCTTTACTTCCTTGTAAACTGTACGCAAGGCATCAGTGAAATACCCCCAATTGCTCTTCTTCTTTCCAGAAGCGGCCTGTCTGATGACTGGCATAATAGCAATCGCGGCTTGAACAAGAGCTGATCCCTCGGGGTCAGCATCTGATGGAGTTGCGTTAGACTGGGTGAGAGGACCAGTATACTCACAGTGTGCGATATACTCAGCGAACACTGTGGTGCCAGCGACACCTTGAAAAACCACTATACCGCATGGTGCACCTTCCAATATGCCAGTGCCGGGGTTCATAGTGAGTGCGCCACCAATAGTACCGATAATGTTCGAAAACGTTGTCTCGGCATTACTCCATGGGTAGATGGAGAGAATGGTATTAGCTGTGTAAGCGTCCTCAGGATACTCAGTCTCCTGCGTGGACATAGCGCTAGAAACCAACATGCAGGGCTCACGAGAATTCGGCTCGATAACACCAACAGTGGTGGAGTCGATCTCGGCAGTTCCCATAGCACTCACATTTGAATGCGTAGCATCAATGTAGCAATGGACTAGGCCGCTCATGTTGAGCTGGGTGCCAGTATACTGCACGCGCAAGCCCACGCTCAATATGCGACCACTAACCTGCGCTCCGCCTTGAGAAAAGTTTGTGGCGAGTTGCGAAGAGGTGTATGGCATATTGGCGAACCCGCCGATGACACCGGTGCTGTAGGTGTTTGCAGCCGCCAGTGTGGGCAAGGTGGCGCCAGTGGCGAGGGTGCCGACATATATTGCGCTGGTATACATGAAGGAATGAGCGTCGTTGGCGAGACATGGTTGAATCCACACGGCGCCAACGCCAGCTGTCCCGACACTGGCCACAAACCGGGCAAAGACGGTAACCTTCTGGCTGGGGGGGCAAGGGGTGTTGGGACAACACGCACCACGCGCGGCCGGATTGAAGGGATCCGCACAAGCGGCGGCAAACTTCATAGCGCACTTGGACATCAAAGGCATTGAGCCGTTTGAACGTGGTGGTCCAGCGACCAGAGATTGCGGCTTTCGCACAGGGCCGGCGGAGGCAGCCTTCTTCTGGGCAGGGGCAGAAGTCTTCTTCTTCTTCTGCGGTGCCTTGCCTTGAGTGACTCGCTTGTTGCGTCGACTCCCCCCGACGCCGGTGTAAGTCCAGCGATACCAGACTGCGCCGTCAACGACGAGGTCGCGGAAGGTGGCGCTGACGTGCTCTCCGATGGTAAGTGTCTTCAAAACGCCGTCAGGAAGCTCACTGTCAAAGAGCTTCTTGAACACAGCTTGGACGATGTAAATACCGTCTGTCTCGAGGATGTCTTGAGGGACAAAGAGATAGTACGGGCTGCTAGTCAAGCCATCGAGGCGCATAGGCACGGTCTTTCCCAGGACGTCTTCGTCATCCGAGCAAAAGTCTTCTTCCAGATAGTACTGGATGAAGTTTTCGCAAAGCTCGGAGGCGCCATTAACTGCTCGGCACGACTGGGAGGGCAAGCTCCAACTGGCATAGTTGGTCTCCTGAGCAGCAGGAGGATAAAAAGGACATCCTTTAATGTCGGTGAACTCCGCGTGGGCAGAGAATGCTGGACTTGACTCTCCAGCTGAGTTGTTGTTGTTGTTGTTCGCCACTTATTGTTTGAACCATACACCTTTCGGTGCGGTGATTTTGAGGTTAGTGAGACCATCAATATTTTACCTTCAGAGTTTCTACACAGAACTACAGCACTCCCGTCGGGGAGCGACGCATAACTAACCACTGTCTCGATTGTGTTTTTAGAGACTAAGGGCCATGGTGGGCCAACTCAATTCATGACTCGCGTTTTGCCATTGGAATTGATAACCGTCATTTGGGCGACGCAATGGGGGCCAGGGCTTCCTGGCTGCCCAAGGGGTGAGAGCATTAAACGCTTTTATTTTACTCTCACCGTTCGTGTTCATACTTAGCTACTCGGCTGGACGGGTAACTGATGATGTCTTTATCTTTGTGTAACGCCTAATAGATGTCAAGCTGACTATTATTAAAGACCTAGAAAGTTCCACGGGGCTTATCTCCGTGAACTACTCGCCGTCACACACATTTATACGAAGTTCAACATCAGGCCATAGACCGATTCGCGACATTTGTATAAGACCATACTCTAAACACTAGTATGGAATTGCGAGTTTATAACGACCCCGCAGTCGTGGCCACTTTACACAGAGCTAATCTCTGCGCCTTAGCGTGTGGCTCCCTAATAGGACTACCACCGGTAACCATCAATGAAGATGATTCCGGCGGGCCCCCCGGCTGTGCTCAACACCCAACCAGTTAAGATCAGGGTTCATCAGGCAAAGCTGAGCATTTCGAAAGGGGGGCTACTTGCCACACGCGGTTCGACGCGTGTGGTAGGGGAATCTTGATCTACG